GTGGTAAAATGAGTCATAATATAGAAGGCCAATTACATGATGTTTGGGATACACCCATGCATAGGTTTGGTTTAATATCTGATTGGGTTTTCTATGTGTTATATGATTTGCATGAGGGTGATTATGAAATTTTTATTGAAGGTTATTCATATGGGTCAAAAGGTCAAGGTCTATTTCAAATTGCCGAAAATTGTGGTATTCTAAAATATAGACTTGAACAAGACGCTTTACCTTATAAGATAGTTGTACCTAGTGTTGTTAAAAAAGGTGCAACCGATAAAGGTAATGCTGATAAAGATATGATGTATGAGGCATTTTTAAAAGAAACAAAAATAGACTTAAAAAAAATATTTGATACTGATAAAGTAGGTAATCCTATATCAGATATAGTAGATAGTTATTACATAGCAAAGGTTGGTTATAAAAATAGCATTAAGGGAGATTAAAAATGGTATTACCTTCAAGGTTTCTAAAGAATAAATTTAGATGGTTTGGTTTGTTGTTAGCTGTAATAAGTGTAACAATTTTATCTAGTGCTAATATATCTACTCAATGGGTAGGGTGGTCTCTAAGTGTCGCAGCCTGTATAATGTGGGTATGGTTTGGTTATAAAGATAGAGATTGGCCAAGAATGATAATGGAATTAATGTATATGATATTAAGTTTAAGAGCAGTATTTAATTGGTTAGGTATATAATACCACCGAATCTACACAATCCAACCAGGATTAAGTAAAAACCTATAAGTATAGGGCTGTGCGTATTGACGCACTTCTAAAATTGAGACCAGGTCTCAAAAAAAACTCAAAAAAAAGTAAAAAAGTGCTTGCTTTATGCATGAAACTAGTGTATTATATGTGTATATGATAAAGAAAAAAACACTAAAAGAAAGAATAGAAGAAGCCAAGAAAAGAAATTACTTGACTTTACTTCAAATTTTTGATATACTAACAACTAACAAAGGAGAAAAACACTATGTCTAAAGTAAAAAACTATTATTGGGATTTAGCTGAGAAGGCTGTTGACGCTATCTTACTAGAACTTAAAAACAATGCAATCACAAAAGAAGCTGCTAAAGCAAAAATTATGGTTGTTGATAATCTTGACCTTGTAGGTATTGATGAACACAATATTGATGAAGTAATTGATATGGAGCTAGAGGCTGCCTAATGAGTAAAGAAGGAACATTACATCTTACATACTGGAGAGAGTATCTAGATCCTGAAGATGGTTATGAGTATTTTAAAATACATCATACTATTTTTAGAAATGCACCTTTGTCTCAATTAAAAAGATTTAATTCAGAAATATTTAAAAACAAAATTAAAAAGTATTGTGATGACAGATTTAATGAAACAGCTACTAATGCAACAGGTCATAGTGGTGTAGATATGATACATGGTTCAGAATATTATCATACATATGAAGATGAGTTTGGTACAGATATAGTTTTAAATGACAATTCATTATTTAATGATTACGGTCAATTATACAATGGTAGACAATTTTTTAAACATGATTTTATGCCAAAATTTACAGAGAAATATAGTTACAAAAATTTAAACAAAGGTGTGGGAGGATATAAAAATGATAATTAATATAGGTGACACAATAGAAGATACTAAAGGCAGACAAGGTGAGATTGTCAATATTGGTATTGCTACTGAACTGACAGATGTAGCTGCTGAGGAGGATACTAGTTTGAATGCTCAAACATATGATACTCTTCTAAATTATACTGGTGCAATTACATTTGGTTCTCACTGGTGTTACTTTAATCAAATAGAAAAAATAGTAAAAAGAAAGGCTGATGACTTAGAATGAAATATAATGAAGATAAAATAGTAAAAGAAATAAGTGATTATATAAAAGGTACTTATGGTGAACACTATAGTACAACAAAAGACGGTTTTCAGGTGCAAGATATGTTAAGACACTTGAATATTGATAAAGATTTTTGCCAAGCAAATGCTATTAAGTATCTTTGCAGGTTTGGTAAGAAAGCAGGTCGTAACAGAAAAGACCTGTTAAAAGCAATACATTACATTGTATTATTAATGTCAAGTGAGGATAAAAAATGAGTAAAGATATAACAGGTTATTCATCACACGATTGGCGTAAAAATACCGATAGTGCTGTAGTGATAGATGATAATGTTGAACACAAATCTTTAAAGGTGAATGATAGTAGAGTTATTTTTATAAACCCTAAAACATTAAAAGAAGAATCAGTGGATGTTTCAAGATTAATTAGAGTATTTGTAAACAATAGAGATGATTTAAAAAGGAGTGTTAAGTGATTGACCAATTAAAATTTATTGAAGACCTAGAAGAAATTAAGGCTTCTTTAGGTCAAAATGTTGATAATAAAACCATGAATATTATTGATAATAAGATTACAAATTATAAGAATGAGATTGATGAATTTGAAAAGTGGGCTGAGGCAGAGGTGCAAAATGACGCATATTTAAGGGGTACGGTAGTATCAGAGAGTGACGATTCGTCTCTCCAGGTGTCTCCTAGAGACTTTTCTGGAGACAAAAGTGAGTAAATACACGCTTTTTAAGGGCTTGCCATTTTCAATAAGATATGGTAGGATAAAGACTAACAACTAACAAAAGGACTATATTATGGCGTTTTATAACAAAGAAAACTTATTTATTGAGTTTGAAGTTGCAAAGACTAAAGACACTAAAAACAAAAAAGAGATATACAACAATCGTATACAATTCTGTAAAGACCATATGGAGTTAAAAAAAACTAATCCGTCTTACTATGATGGCATTGATATTAACTTCTCTAATCTTTTAGCAATGTGGTCAAGTGACAGCCCGATTGACGCATGTTACCAAGTTGGTTTTGGTAAAACTTATGCTGAAAAAATGGCTGAATCAGAATTAGAAATTGAAAAAATATCAATTAATTAATGGCTATTATCTACACAAATCAATCTAGTGGTGCTATTCGTAAGGCAAAGAAAAAAAAGCCTACGAAATCATATTTAGAAGCATTGACAAAACATATCAAATATCTTAAAAATCTTGGTTTTGATTGTGATGATAACGGTAGAATTAAATTAACAACTAATGGTAGACATACTTTAGATATTGCAGAAAGAATTTATGAAACTACACAACCTCATATTGAGTTGTCTAATAAAATCTGCCATGGTGGAACTAAACCAGATAATAGTTGGAGAATTGAAGCATCTAAAAACTTTACAATTGCTCCGGCTTACAACAAAGGTCCATACATGGTAATTGCTAGAGAAGATATTAAAACAGCAGGGAGAAAAGTATGACAAAAACTAAAAAAGAAGTTGTTGGTTATTATTATGACGGCAAAAAATCATGGAAGTTATATAAAGATGAAGATGGCAATGAGTCGCAAGAGGAGTGGAACAATTCAGAAAGTAATTATGATTATTCTGGTGTTGACCATAACAACAGCTTGCACAACAATAAAAAAAAACGAAGAAGGTAAATATGAAATCAATCCAGTCGGTACTATTATTAGGGCTATCATTGGTATTCCTGACCAATTGCAGTTTAAATAGAAGTCATTTAGGTGCAGGTTTAGGTGGTACAACTGGAGCTGCTGTATGTATTGAAAATGGTATAACAGACCCATACGCTGCTGGTGCATGTGCTGTTATTGGCGCTTTTGCAGGTGCAGAATTAATGTACAATTCAGATTATGATGTACACAATGCTGTATTTGTAGATCATTTAAATACCAGTGGAACAGGTTCAAGTTATACAAATTGGTACAATAAGAAAACAGGAAATTCAGGTATTATACATGTTACAAGGTCTTATTTGCAAGGACCTATCAAGTGTAAAGAATATGATGCTACTATAGACATTACAAGTAGTTGGCCATTAATTGGTATTGGTGGTGTAAACAGAGAGGTAGTATTTGGTACTGCTTGTCAATTGCCGGATGGGAGATGGATAGAAAAAAGATGAGTAATAATAGATATTCTGAAAGAATAGAACAATTAGAGAACGAAATAAAAGATAAACGAGAGATTATTGATTATTCTAGTAATCAAACCACCATTGACAATCTCGAAGAAGACATATATAATACGAAGCAAAGTATTGAAGAATTGAAAAAATATGTTTGACCCTAGATATAACATGAAAAAATATTTGACATGGACATTTGTTCTTATTATATTTTTAATAATATCAGGTATCGCTATTGCAGGCGAACAAGTATTACATAGTAAAATTAAATCAATATCGCCAGACAAAACCGATGGCCAATATTGTTATGTAAAAATTGAGATAGTGCAAAACGGTGATACTATAACAAAAAGAGAAATTTTAGAGTGTGCTGACGGTAAGAGAGGTATTGATACTCCAGGCTATTGGGAGTTATTTGCTCAGTTTTATTACCATGATGTCAATACACCAGAATATTGCCGATTTTATAGTCGGAATAAACATGCTTTTAAAACACCAGGAAAAGTTTGTTTAGATGTAAATGGTGAATGGGAGGTGAGATAATGATTAGAAATTTAATCATAGTCGCTCTTGTATTAGTTATAATATATGAAGTATCAAGTGAGGACGCATTAACATATGTACAATCCACGCTTGCCTTTTTACAAGAGTTAATATATAATGTAAAAGAAAGTGGTAAAATATGATGAATAAAGTGATAAAACTAGGTGCTCTAGTTGCTATAGTAGGTTTAAGTGCCTGTTCTAGTATGAATAGCACCTATAAGATTAAATCCGAAAACGGTAATGTTGTTGACAAAGTACCGGCATGGTACATGGCTGATGTTAATGAATCAAAAGCTTGTGACCTAAAATGGTTAAAGAAATCAGACAATGATAAACAGTGTATCTTTGGTGTTGCTACGGCAGTATCGCCTGATTTACAATTGTCAATAGAGAAAGCTAAAATGATGGCTAAATCTGAATTGGCAGATATTATCAGAGGTGAAATGAATAAAGAGTCAAAACAATTCATTAAAGAACTTGGTAAAACAGAAACAAAAACAGTAGTAACCGAAGTTGAAAGTGTTATTGTTAATACTATTACAAACACACCTGTAAGAGGATATGAAATCTTTGCTCAAGATGTAACTCTAACTAAAAATGGTTATTATAGAACGTGGATTGGTATGAGATTGCCTTTAGGTGAGTACAATAAGATGTTTAATTATACAATTGAACAAGCTGTTGACGCTTACAATCTAAATGGTGAGAGCCAAAAAGCATGGGATAAATTAAAGAAAGATGACAATGACAATAACAGTTTACAGTAAAAACAATTGCGTCTTTTGTACCAAGGCCAAAGGTTTACTTAAAAATCTTGGCCTTGAATACGAAGAGAAATCTTTAGAAAAAGATTTTGGTTCTGATCCTAGTAAATTGATTGAAGACATTGGTAAACCTGTTAGAACAATGCCTCAAATTAAAATTGATGGCGAATTAATTGGTGGTTATAATCAATTAGTAGAACATTTTGCTGATAAAGGTAAAGTAAATTTTAAAGGGGAACTTATAAGTGAATGATAAAGACAACATTATATTATTTCCGACCAACAGAATTAAAAACAAAGAGACCGTTGAACATCCTGTTGACCCGAAACAACATAAGAAATTAGTAGAAGAACAAACTAAAGAATTTGTTGAAGGAAATGTTGACGATATTGCTTATACATTGTTAGATAAATTTGTGAATATGGGTATTAGAACTAATCAGATGACTTTTACAGCAGACTTGGCTGTAGTCATTGATACAATACGAGGTTTAATTTATCGTGATTTTGGTAAACCACATCCAGCACAACAACTTTCAGATAAAATGGTGACTATAAATTCTAGTAATGGTAAAAAAACTGCTCGATTAAATTATAATGAAGTTTTAGCTACTAAACATAAAACACATAAACCATTGTCAAAAGATATAGAGGACGAAGTTAGAGATTTATCAGATATGGCTGATATACATTTTACACCTGACTTTGATCCTGAGAAAAAATGAATTCGCCTGATAAACTAGTAAACTATGCTTTGCCAGGCAATTGTAGGAGTACATTAAACTCAAAGAAAGGATGTTAAACATATGTTTAATTTTTTAAAAACCCTAAAAGGAGATAAAGTTATGGCAACAGCTAAACTATCAAAAACAGCAAAAGTGAGAAATCTTTTTGCAAAAGGTTCTGATGTTTCTTGGAAACAATTAAGAAACACTTACGACCTTAAATCACCAGCTGCAATGGTTGGTAAATTAAGAAACGAAGGAATGATGATTTATGAAAATCGTGGTTCTAAAGGCGTTTCGTACAGAGTGGGTAATCCATCAAAAGCTATTATAGCTGCTGGTATTACTGCTGTATTCGGTAAGCAAGTAGCTTACTCAGCATAATCGCAAGGGAAGGGCCCCTAACGGGGCCTTTCTTACTAATTATTAACCAAAAGGTTTTTTATGACAGATAGCGAAGAAAAACAAAGACAACTAGATGCTACAATGGAAAATGAGGCGGCGCCACCAAGTCCTATGGTGCAGATTTCATTAAAAGAATATGATAAATTAAAAGAACAAAGAAATTATATTACAGATCCTAGTTTAATTGCCATTATAGATAAAATGGAAGAATTAACTAGAGCATTGAGAAGACATATTGTTAGGAAGTTTTAATGGGGTTATTAGGATTATTTTTTATAGGTGTACCAGTAACAATAATAGTCTTATATACTATATTAAAAGTAAGAGAACATGATGAAAAATAAATTTATAGATCCTAAAAATCCAAATACCGTTGGTAAAAGTGCATGGAATTTAGGTAATCATTTACTAATATATATGTTTATAATGGCATTAGTATTCGTGGTATATGTGTCGTATAAATAGATACATGAATTGAAGGAGAAATTATGGCAGAGCAACAACAAAGAAATCCAAATTTAATGAATCCAAAAGCAATGGCAGCAGTAGCCGGTACAAGAGGTATAGGTGAAAATGTAGTATTGTTTTCAGAGGTTCTAACAAAAATTAACAACGCAAAAGATAAATCAAAAAAAATAGCAATATTAAAAGAATATGATAACGCACCATTAAGACAAGTGTTAAAGGGTGCTTTTGATAAAAGTATTATATGGGATTTACCAAAAGGTGATCCACCATATATTGCTAACGAGGCACCAATAGGTACTGAACACGGTTTATTAAGAAATGAAGCCAAAAGATTATGGCATTTTGTACAAGGCGCTGATGGTGACACTACAAAAACACAAAAAGAAACCATGTTTATTCAAATACTAGAGGGTCTACATCAAGATGAAGCTAAAGTTTTACTTGGTATGAAAAACAAATCATTAAATAAGATGTATAAAGGTCTTACCGAATCAGTTGTCAAAGAGGCATTTGGTTGGAATGATAAATTTTTGCGTTCAGAACCAGAACAAAAATAGAACAAAACCACTAAAAATAAGTAAAATAAAGCGAAAAAAACGCTTGACTAATGAGCAAATATAGTGTATAGTATACCAATAAATATTGAGAAAGGATATATTATGAAAAAAATGATACTTATACTTGCTGTTTTGTGGTTCAGTTTAAACGCTTTTGCAAAATCAGTACAAGCAAATGATTATAACACAGCTGTTATTGCTCATGTTGTTAAAGAAAACATAAGCGGTGACGGTGTGGATATGTCAGTGTTAGAAACAGAGTTAGCCAGGTTGGCATACAATTTTTCTTTGGAGATGACAAGTGTTTTAGAAAAACATTTACCATCTATTTTAGAAAGTATTGCTCAAGAGCTAAGAATGAAAGCTGATGAAAAATACAAAGAGGAAATAAGTGGCTAAAAAAAGAATAAAATCAGATGTACTTCCTGGCATACCATTTGAATTTGATTTCTATATGGTGTATTGGGAGGATATACAATCAGATTCAGGTTGGCGTACTCTAAAAGAGATACAAAAATCTAAACCTGCTATTTGTGTATCTACAGGTTGGCTTGTAAAAGAAACCAAAGATGTACATGTATTAATGAGTGATTATAATTATGATGAAGACTTAATTGAGTTAGGTGATGGCGGTAATACTACCGTGATACCAACTAAAAATGTAATTAATAAATTTTTAATCAAAGGTTTGTAATGAGAAGGAGAACTATATTATGGCACAAACAAGAAAATCAAAGGAACTTGACCACTATCTAAAGTCGGTCATCAATTCTGTACCTAAAAAACTAGACAGTTTTATTAATAGTAGTAATAAGACTATTATTTACTATACTGGTAATTGGGCTACAGATGTGTTAAACAATTTCACAGAAAAACAATCAGAAAAAATATTTAAGACCATGTCTAAATATATGAATAATAATGATTTGCAATTCTTTCAAAAGAAGAATAAAAATATTGAAATAGGTACTTGGTCAGTGTACGGCGAGAATGAGCCAGAGTCTATTTCTAGTTATGATTATATTGTAATTAGGAGGGCTTAGTGAAACAAAAAATCAAAACAATTCTACAAACATTAATGGTTGTAACGGTCATCTTGTTTGTTTCTGGTATATGGTATGTTGTATCGGCAGAAAAAGAAAATGTTAAGGCTGCTGAATTAGAACTTGAAATGGAAGAAGTGGTAGAAACCCTAGAGGCAATTACCACACACACATTACCAAACTTTGAGAGAGAAAACAATCAAACATTTATTAATAGTACGATTGCTTGTGTAAATTATATTTACAATACCACAAGTGACATTTATCCTGTAAACTTAGAACTATTGGTAGCTCAGGCTGCCTTAGAGAGTGCATGGGGTAATAGTAGATTTGCCTTAGAGGGTAGAAATCTATTTGGTATTCGTACATATGATTTGAGAGAACCACATATGTTACCATCTAATAACCCTAAGAAATGGGGTGTAAAAGTGTATATGCATGAATGTGATTCTGTACAACACTATATTAATATACTAAATAATGGTACAAAGTTTGAAGAATATAGAAAACTAAAACATGTACAAAATATTAACGACCCATTTAAATTGGTTATGACACTTGACGCCTATGCTTCAGATAAACACTATTTTGATAAAGTAAAAAGAATTATCAAAATGTTAAGGGAAGATTACACATTAAATTAAGAGTAACATGTTTACAATATTAATAACTTTTTTAAGTGCGATATCTATATCAGTTATAGCGGCTGGCTATTCTATTATAGGTTTATCCACTTTATTTGCAGGTGCAGTTATACCTATCATTGCTATGGGTAGTGCATTAGAGGTTGGTAAATTAGTTGCCGCTTCTTGGTTGTATAATAACTGGCGTAATAAACTTGTACCAAAAGCCATAAAGGCATATTTAACATTTGCAGTAATAGTATTAATTTTCATCACATCTATGGGTATATTTGGTTTTTTATCAAAGGCGCACCTAGATCAAGTACAACCTACATCTTCTAATAATATTAAAATAGAATTACTTAATACACAAATTGACCAACAAGAAAAAGTTATAGAAAGGTCAAATAAAACACTAACTCTATTAGACAAGGCATTAGAAAAATATGTTGATATGGAGTATGTGACGAGAGGTTTAAAAGAAAGAGCAAAACAAAAACCAGAAAGAGACGCATTAACACTTGCTATAAACAATGCTAGTGATGTAATTGCAAAACTAACTACTGAAAAAGCTACTCTTAAATTAGAACAAGATAAGATAGAGGCTGAAGTAGGACCAATTAAATATATCGCAGAATTAATTTATGGTGATGAAGCAAAAGACCATTTTGACAAAGCCGTCAGGTGGGTAATTATAGTTTTAATTTTTGTATTTGACCCATTGGCTGTATTACTATTGATAGCAGCTAACATATCATTAAGGAGTAGAAAAGTTGCCAAAGAAGAAGACGAAACAAAAATACAAAAAGATTACCAAAAAGAAGCTGCTAATGCAAAAGTTAAAGCGAAAAGAGTCAGAAATAGAGAAAAATTTTATAAAGATATTCTTAAAAAAATAGGTAGTGGTAAATTAAAATCTAAAGATTATGATGAAATGAAAAAATTAGGCTTAAATACAGATGAAATTCGTATAAAATTGAATCAAATAATGGAATGGAACAATAATTAAAGGTTGCCAAATACTAAAAAATGTTATATAATGATACTATGATTACAGAAAGTTTAAAAGATAAACGTATCAAGAACGCAGAAACAGCTTGTAGAGTGTCTATGTCAGATTGGGCAAAGAACTATTGGTTCGGTGTGTTCTCAAAATTATGTAAAAAGTATGGTCGTGATGATTATTTTAGAAAAACTATAAATTAAAAATGAATAAATTTTATACATTATCAAATATTACAATAATTGTTTTACTAATTTACACTATATCTTTCATCAAACAAGATATGAAACTTGAATCATATAAGACAAAAAGAGCTTTAGTTTTTTTAGATAACAAATTGTCAAATATACAAGATAAAATGTTAGATAATAAAATTGATGTAACTGTTGACACAACAGATATTGATAAAAAATTAAAACATCTTATTAATGAATTAGCTGATATAGAAAATGAATTATTAAATTTAAAAATTAAACTAAATGATAAGAAAAATCAAAGAGTTTTTCCACCAAAGTATAGAAATATAAATTTATGAATGTATTTTATGTAGATAAACATCCTGTTAGAGCTGCTGAGCAGATGATTGATAAACATGTTGTTAAAATGATATTAGAATCAGCACAATTGTTATCAACTTGTCATAGAGTATTAGACGGTACTGAATACTATGATAAGACAGCAAAAGGTAGAAAAATTAAAAGATGGTTACACCCTAACTCTAATTTAGAACCTATACTATATAAAGCAGGTTGGGTAAAACACCCTAGTACAATATGGTTATTTGAATCGGCATACAATTACATGTGGTTATATAAACATATGATGGCTCTCAATGAAGAATATAAAAAAAGATACAATCATACTACAGATCATTTAACAATACAAAAATTAGGTGAGATATTAAAACATCCACCAAATAATGCTAAATATAATAAAATTGCAACTGATCCTAAACCAGCAATGCCAGACTATTGTAAAATACCTGGTGACGCAGTAGGCAGTTATCGAAAGTATTATATTATGGAAAAACGAAGATTTGCTACTTGGAAAAGTCCAGCAAAAATACCACAATGGTATATAGAAGGAGTAA